AAAATCTGGGGCTACTTTAGTACCGGCTATAGCAGCTGACGCATTTACATCAGCATTAACTATAGTACCATCAACTAAGTTAGCACTTGCTACTGTTATATCAGTAGGTAATGTACCACTAGCTAGTTTAGCCATGGTAACATTATCATCTTTAATCTTAGCAGTTGTTACTGCTGAGTCTTTTATTTTAGATGTTTGTATTGTTTGATTCTGTTCTTCTTGTGCAGAGTACAATAACTGTTTGTTGTTATTGTTAAGATCACCAGCTTTAACTGATGACCCTGCTGTATATGTAGCTTTTGCACTATCTACATCTGTATCACGAAAAATACGAATTTGAGAAGGGCTGGATGGAATATTGCCGGAAGTAAATACTACGTTACCACCGCCGGTTGTTGTGTAGCTAGTTATATTATAGTGAGTTGATACAGTTTTAATAACCTCATCAACTTCTACTTTAATATCAGCTTCTTTGATGGAAGGAAAGGAAAACGACTTCGTAGCGTTTCCGTCTCCTGTATAATCTACGAAAGTTGTTGCCATTTATTTATATATGTTAAGTATGTTGGCGGAGGCGAATTGTTTTTGTATTTGAGCTTCTTTTTTAATTTTTTGCTCTTGTATAATTTTATCTATTTCTGGATAATCTGTAAGTTTTCTCCAAGCTAGTACACGAGCTTTTTTAAACATCTGATCTATAATTCTATTATGATAATAGTCTCTAGCATCAAACTCGCTACGCCTACCAGCTTTTATGTCACTATACATTAATTTCATAGATGCTATAATTTTAGGATCTTTACGTAATTTATCTAATTTATACTCTAAATTTTGATTACCTATCTCTCGTTGAAGCATAGATCTAATCTCAGGATTGTCAGTTAAATTAGTACCATCAGGTGCATAATAAACAGACATTCTTAAATCATAACCACTATTAAATAAAAATCTTCTAGCAGCTGACTCTTCTAAATTTAAAGCTACAGGACTAAACATGTTAAATGATCTAGTCATAAAGTCGTAATCTTTAATAGGATTACCAGTAAGCATATCATACTTAACAGGTAGATCTCTACCGGGTAAAAATTCTGAGGATAAGTTTCTATTACGTAGTGACTGAAAAATACCAGAGTTAATTTCACGCATATGAGGATTAATTAGTTTACCTATCTCATTACGTAAACCAGCTAATGGAACTGTATTATTCAACAAACTAGCTGAAATACGTTCGACCTGACCGGGGCGTCCAGCTGCTAAATCTACAAGCTGTTGAATACCAGCTAAATAAGACTTACTAGATACAGCCTGAGCTATAACTAATGAAATCTTTTGTAGTTCTCTTTCTGTCCACTCTTCTCCCATCAACATACTTGCATCACCAACGTCAGCAATAGTAGACATAATAAGGTTAAATGGTTCTATAGAATCATAGCCGACACGTACACCACCTACATCAATAGTTCTGGGTATGTATCCTCCATCAATCCAACCTTGACGTTTCTGTCTATCAGATGGTCCATTACCTGTAAGTCTACCAGACATCCAAGCTTGACTAGCCATAAATACTACAGCAGAACCTAACGCTAATCGCCCTGTTTGTAGAGCTTTAGCATTTTCTAATTCTACAATACTATTAATACCATACTTTTTAAGTTCGGCTAAGTTTTTATTATTAGCAAATGCTATGTCATTAAATTCTTTAACAAGAAAGTTAAATCCGGGTGTATGCTTACCTGTCAGTGCAAGTCCGTTTACACCAGTTCTAGCAAATAAAAAGAATGGTCTAACATAAGGATTAGATGTTAATACATCGTTTAGCCCCTTAGCAAAACCTGTTAAAGGTTGTGTAAGTGTTACTTCTGCACGTGCAAAATTAGTAGCTTCATCTATTATGTTACCATTTCCGTCAAATATCTGCTCGTAGAAATCATCTTCATAAGCTCTCATCAGTTTCTGATTTATCTTAGGCATTTCATATCCATTACCTTGCATATCCAGAACTCGACGCATAGCTTTTTCTCTCATCTTAGCTCTACCTAGTAAAAATGTAAAGGCATCATCAGTTGCTGCCATTATTTTAGTAGAGTATGAAAAAAGATTATTATTATTGATACCACGTACCATGTTAGTAACAGCAAATATAGCTTTATCTGTTGGATCAGCTCTACCGCTTTCTTCTGCCCACTTACGGACAACTTCCCAGTTGTAATCTCCTTTATGAAATTCAGTATATCTTGTTCTAATTGTAGATAAATCTCCACTCCAGTAGCCATTAAGCTTTGTAAAGAATAAATCAAAAGCTTCTGGCACAGCTTCTAGCATACCATTCATGGCTGACAGGCTACTTTTAACAGTAGCTGAGTCTCCTGTAAATGGATAGCGTAAGGTAGCACCTAAAAAAGTTTCTAATGGTCTAAGAAATGTTGCAGAACCTGTACCTAACAGTGCTCGCATAGGAGTTTTAGGTCCGCTTAGTACACTATGACTAACCATTTCTTGTAAACTTCTAATTAATGCTCCAGTACGATCAGGTTGTGATGGATCTAATCTACCACCTCTTAGTATTTTTCTAGCCCAGTTGTCAAAGTCGTCTAAACTATTAACGTTTTTCATCATAGAAAACGCTTCAAATAAGGCATTTAGTAAGTTATCGTCTGGATCATCTTTAGCTATTTTTAGCATAGATAATATAGACTCTTTTACATCTGCCATGTCTGATTTAACAGCATTATTTACAGCTTCATTTAACTGTGTTTGAGTTTTACCAGCACCAAATGATCTAAAATAGTCAGATGCTACAAACCTAGATTTCTTAGTCTGAAACATAGCAGTTAACATAGTGTCAACTATCTGTTTTGCTGGACCATCTATGTCGTCAAGGGATACAATATCTCTTAACTCTCTGCCTGCAATACCTGTATCACGAAGTTTTTTAAGTAAATCGCCTACAACTAAGTCGGCAGTAACTACTGTTTGACCAGACCATGTTTCGTAAACTTCATCACCTATAGGAAGAGTAGCTGGTTTCTTTTCAAATAAGTCTTGTAAATACTCATCAGGTGTCATGTCCATAGGACTTCTGCCTTTAGTTATTTGATGAAAACCTTCAATAGAATCTCTCCAAAGCTCACTTAATAAAGCTCTATTACCTTTTACAGCATCTAGTTCTCTTGCAAACTTTTCTGTACTCATCAAGCCACGCATTGTAGACTCAACAATTTCATCAGTCGTACCACCAAATCTAGCAACACGTTCTCTTTCAACAGCAGTCGTAACTCCACCAGTAGATCCATCTTCAGATCCCCAGTCTTTACGAGTACGTTGTAATTGATCTCTAGCATCGCCGGGGTCAACAGTAGATGTGTGAGCACCCTGATGCCTGTCAGCAACTGGTTTATTTTTATCAGCTCTAAACTGTGTTTCGTTACGTCTAAGCTGTGCTAGTGCAGCAGTAGTAGTTTGATCTTCTATACTACCATTACGACGTATAATTTGTCGTTTTACTGCTTTACCACCTTTACCTAGCAGATAAGCAGCACCATCAAATGCTAGTCCAATACCCATACCTTCTACGATGTTTTTCATTTTCATCATAATAGGATGGTCAGTTTCTTTAGTACTTAATGGTGTATCTATCCAGCCATAACGGTCTCTCATAGCAGCTAACGCATTGTGTCCATCTGATTCTTTTGATATTAAATCAGACATACCACCAATAGCAATAGCTCTAGTTACGTTACCAGCTCCTAGTAATGCCGAAGCACCACCAGCAAGTAAAGGTACACCTGTAGCTGCAAGCCCTTTTGCTGCTAGTACAGTACCAACAGCTAACGAACCAAAGTGTACAGTTCCTCTCAGTAGTTGACCCCACCATGTTTTAGTAATAATAGGATCTTCTCTATTAGTAAAAGGATCCCAGTCTGGTGTATAAGATCCTGTTTCTGCTATTTCTTTTTTTCTAGCTCCAGAAAGTGCATCAACTGTACGCTCTCCAAAGGTAGTCACGGACGATGCAGTATCCTGTAAACCACCTGACAAACTAGATTGTAATTCTTTAGCTACACCTTTAATACCCCATTGATCTGCATTACGAGGATCTTCTCTAGTAGCTACATAATTCTGAACTTGTTGCTGCTCTTCTGCTTGAGATTCAGTAAGTTGATCTGTAATAGCTTGACCTTCTGCAATCTCTCTTGCAACCTCATCTAAGTCAGGGACCGATGGGTCATATGAAGAACTCATTTAGTCTTCCTCCTTTTTGTCATATCCATATTTATCAGATGCTGAATTAATTTTGTATTGTGCGGCAGTTTTTAAAAGATAACGTACTTCATTCCACATGTTACCATCTTTATCTTCGTCTTCAATGCCTGCAAATAATTTTTCATAGTCTTTAGATTCGTCTGCACTTACAGGTATTAAACCTAACCAACTGACGTCTCCGTTAAGAGTTAGTTTTTTCTGTGATTCTAATGCTAAATTAAGTAACATTAGCTCGTCTTGAAATTTACGATCAAAACTTCTATCTCCCATAGGAATGTTATTTTCCAACATGTAAGTAAGTAATTTTTTTAAATTATCACCTCTAATACCATAAACTCCATACAGTTTACCTTGTAAGCTTTCGTCGTCTAGACCTACGAAACTTTCAGCTAAGTCAAGTACATTTGTTTTTGAAAGGTTTGCATTATCATATGCCCCTTCTTGACCGGGGACAGTTGTAGTAAAAATTGCATCTTCTCCACCATTAGCTAGCATATTTACGCTTATAGGTCTTTCAAGAAGTGCTTCAGTAATACCTTGAAAGTTTTTAGCTGAGTTTATTGTTGTAAAATATGTTTTAGCATCAGTAGGATTGTGTGTTAAGTTTCTACGTGACATAGAATCTATTTTACCTTCTAGCGGTGCTATATAAGCATCGTACTCATTACCTATAAGACCTAAAGCTTTAAGTCTCATTACCATTAAACCTCTGGCATCATAGTCTGGATAATATTGTGCTAAGTTAGCATATAGTATTGGTAGATCTCCACCTAACTCTAATTGAATCTTACCTTCGCCTGCATACTTTCCTTCACCAATATGAAAAACTTTAGAGTCTAGCCACGCTTGTTTATCTGTACTAATTAATTCAACATGTTTCTTAAGAATTTTACCGGGGTCATAGTCAACTTCATCATTAGGTAAAGCATCATTATAGTAACCTTCCTTTATTCTATCTGATACAAGTGTAAATGCGTCTGCTCGAGCTTTTGCGGAATCAACATTACTCTTTTCTAACTTTTGAACCGTTTCTAAAAAGTCTTTGTTAGCTTCAAGTTTTAGATAACCTATATTTCTGTTTTGAATTTGAACAGTAGAGCCTTCAAATTCTGTTGAAACATAGCCTTTTACTGCCGTTTCGATTTCCAGTATTGTACTTCTGTTACCATCTGTACCATTATAAAACTGATTATCTGATTCCCGTTTAAACTTTGCAACTTCGTCATAAAGTTCAGTGCCAGTATATTCTGCCAACTCTCGGTCAGATATTAAAACTGTTCCATTACTGTTTTCATAGCGTTCTTTTTGTTCAGCAAAAACACCTCGAAGTCTAATTAGTTCTCGTTCATCATTTACTTCATTTAGTTTTCTATCAAGTGCTACCTGTGTATCATTCCAGACACCCCCCATTTCAGAGAATGAGACCATCCTTCCATCTGCATGTTTAAACTTAAGTTCATTCATAAGGTGGTAGTAGTCATCGTCTTCCATACCTAAGTTTCTATATGCAAAAACTACAGCGTCTGAAAATTCTCCTAATGCTTCTTTTCTAGCTGCTGTTGGTGATAACCCTTCTTCTATTTTAGCTGCCGTTATACTCTGAATCATTCCATTTTCAGAATCGAATACAGCGTTAAAATTTAAGTTACCACTTTTACTATTTTGAATTGTACCGATAATAGTTGAAGCTCTACCATACTCAGTATTAGCACTTACTTCAGCATTAGCAGCACTATTATTTATAACACCATCTGCACCAAGTTCGGTTTTAATATTTGCTTTTAGAGTTGGTAAGATATGTTTTATAATATCTCCATCACTAATTCGATCATTAGAGTCTCTAACATAACCTAGATAATGTGCAGCAGCTTCTTCTAGCCACTCTCTTTTATCATCAGGGTTAGTTAGTTCGTCAAATCGTAAGCCAGTTTTGGAATGTAATAAATGTCTTTTAGCAGTTTCCCAAAAAGCAGGCTGCATTATATTTGCTTCTTGAGCAGCATTAGAACCTGTAAGTCCTTTAGATTGTAACAGTGTTGATTTAAAAGTTCCAAGACCGTCCCTATCTATTGTAACTTCACCGTCTGGTCCTTGAAAAGTATAACTACCAGTTTCGTTTATTGACTTAGTAGCTGCACCTATTTCTATTTGAAAGTCCTTTTCTATTTCAGCAGATTTCTTTTGAAAGTCAATGTCAGCGGCGTTCCACTTGGTCATGTACTCGTCATCACTGCCTTTGTCGTCTATGTTTTTAAGGTAGTTTCGGTTATCTTTAAACTTGTTATACCTTTCAACCATTCGTAGGCCAGACTTAGTTAAGCTGACTGCATCTTTAAAAGCTTTATCTCTAACCTTTATAGATGCATTAAAGTTCTCTATATTAGCTTTAAAAAAAGCTTGAGTATCTTTAATCTGTTCGTCTATATTTTTGTTTACAGCTTCTGTTAAGTCTGGTTCTGTTTGGGCGTAGTTGTATTTTTCATCCATGTAAGGAGCACCTTTGCCCCTTCCCATAGATTCATAATATCTTGATACTGAATCTGTCATAATTAATTTCCGCTTATTAGATCCCATAAAGTTTTTCCGTCACCCGTTATTCCAGTACCAGCAAGAGTTGCAACACTACTTGCAATACTTAACGCACCACTCAGTCTATCGCTTGGCGGCATTAATACAGGAGCACCATACTCTGGTCGTATACCAAGTGTCTGTCTGTTCTTAGCCAGTACAGTTTGATACTTTCTTCTCTGTGCTGTAAATCTTCGTTGCATGTTTGCACCGAACTCGTTTTCTATTCCAGCTTCAAGTCTACCTTGAGCTCGTAATAAACTAACAAGATTTTTTCTTCCAGCTGTTCGTGATCTTCCACCTTCAAGGGCTTTAGCAGTTTCTTTACTTGCAAAGTAACTTGTGTAACCTTGCTCTAAAGCTTTAAAGGCTTGACCTTGAGCATATCTAGCTCTTTGATAGTCGTCAGATATACTGCGGCTAAAACCTGTTGCAGCTAGGTCTGCGTTTTTAACAGCTTGAGCTTCTCTATTAAAAAATTTTAACGATTCGGATTTGTACCTAGCATCCTTCTCCATCCATCGTTGTTTCGCAGCATTTCTGGCTGCGGCATTAGCGTCTACGCACACGGCAAAATTCTATAAATTCTAAATTGTATGGTCCATGTCTAAGCTTACGCAAAAACTTGAAACCTAAAAACTTTAACAGTTTTAAATGTACTGTATTTCTACAGTCTACTATGTTCCACAAAAGGGGCTCTTCACGGCTATCGACATACCGTTTGGCTTCTCTCGCAAATGTGATGGGGAAGCGTTGTACGTCTGGTGTACATAACATCCAGATTACTCCGCCTTCTCCTACTCCAGCTAGTCCGGCAGTCTTGCCGTCTGGTACTGTGAAATACACAGCAGAGCCTTCCTCAGCAGCCAAAGGTAGCAAGATCATAGGATCTAGCCCGTGACCTTCTACCACCTCTCTGAGGTCGTCTGAACGTAGGTTTGAGGCCACCTCTAAGGCAGCCTCGATTGTTATTGGGTGAATGTAATTAGGCACGTCTGTAAAATAATGGTGAGTAGTCTCCCTCCCATGCCATAGCTCTTAGGGTAGCTGGAGCTGGGTGACTTGATTTAAGTGTAATTTCTACGTTTTTATTTTTTTCGTAGACAGGTATAGTTTTAATCACCTCTTCTAAATATGGAGCATCTGATACTTCATATTCATCGAGTAATGATGATTCGTATACCTCTGTGTAGTCAGTTTTTCCTACACGAGTTAGTGTTGTTTCGTAAAGACCTATCTTACCGAAGTGAAGTTTAAGCCTATGAATAATAAGTGAGGAGTTAACGTCAGCAAATGACTTTTCTCCTTGCATTTTTTTAGGATAAATTCTTGGAAACTTTACAAGGTATTCATATAGATAACCTATAGTAAGAGTTACACCAGACCAGTCTCCAGGGACTGTAAAGCTAGTGGTGCTGGTAGTTGTTGGTATAGCATACCTACCTATTCTAGCTGCACTTGAGTCTATATCAATTAGAGCTAAAGAATAATTAGGTGTTGTTACATTAGGCATCCAACTAACACTACTAAATGTAGTTAAATTTGTAGAAGAGCTATAGCTACCACCACTAATAGTAGTATGATTATCTAGATGTATCTGATAATTTATATCATCTTGTGTAAAGCTTGGATCACTGTCTGACTCTATAAGTTTTATACTTTGTAAAAAATTATCTGTATCTACAAAGAAATACTCATCATTTATAATAAAATGGTACAGCAATGGGTTATTAAGTTTCCATTTAAACCATGCTTGTTGCTGTTTTTTATCACCTACAGCTAAATACTTATACCCAAATACTGTTTCAGAGTTAGTTTTACCTATTAAAATAATAGAGTTTTCTCTTGAATTAGTAAATAAATCTAAGTTTTTAGGAAGTAATGTAGGTACTAGCTTGCTAATTTCAACAACATCAGGCTCTCCTTCTCTAGATGTGTTAGCCATTTCGTTTACTCGACTAAACTTGCCAGAGTTATCGAGGTAAGATATAGTTGTTCCTAGAGATATAGGAGATATATCTTTGTTATAGTTAAAAGTTGATACACTTCTTAACTTAGCTGTATCTGGATTTAGTACAGTATCATCTGTAGACAGTAAAAACTGTTGGTTTGTACTAAATACAAGCAGTCCAGCATTGATTTCTATACCATCAAATATATCAGACGGGAACATAGATGCGGCAGATATGTCAATAGGGTCGCTAGCGGACACTGTAAGAGCTGATTCTATGTAAAAGTCAGGGGTTCCTAACGTACCCGGTCTAGATAGTATGACGTTTTCGCCTGCTAATATAGCTAATCTGTTACGAAAAAACAATACTTTATTGATACGTTTACCTACAAATGTAGGTTGTGGGTTAGTATTATCATCACCTACTCGTCTATCTTGATATGTAAACTGCTTAACAGTAAATGTTGTTGTAGCTGTACGCTGTATAACCAGTGGCATATTAGTTAAGCTTTTAGCTATAACTGGTTCGGCACATTCTGTCCACGATCCTGTTCCGTCTAAATTATTTTCTCCCTCAAATCGTAGGTAGTAATCATCTTCATCAGACATTCTAGCATTGGCTACTCTAACTATGTATCCATGCCTGCACATATTAGGTAGTAAAGTAACCTCGTTAACACTTTTTTGAAAGACTCTCATAAGGTCTTCTTCTGCTATTTCTACGTTAAACGGATTAGCACTAGACAAGTATATGCCCGGTCCTATTACCTTAGCACTTATACCAGCTGGTAACTGTGCTGTTATACCAGCTAATATAGTGTCAGCTGTAACCGCTGTATCTGCATCAAATGGTGTAGGAGCTGGACGTATAAGCCCATCGCCTGCACTAGATAATGTAGCTTTAACACTTGTAGTTTCTATTTCTGTTACACTAACTTCTATGTATGCTTGACCGTCAGAGCTGTTAGCTTCTGAAGCATGCTCTGGTTCTACACGTATAACGTCACCAACATCCCATCCTTCTCCACCGTGTAGTAGTACAACTTCTAAGCTATAGCTACATCTGTAGTTACTACCACCCGGTCCACTAGAATTAGCATTGTAGTTTGGGCTAACACCTTGCTGACCAAGAGCTGTAACACGAAATGTCAGGTTACTTTTACCTGATGTCAGAGTTGTACCACTGCTGTTTTTTACATGTGCTACATTAGTTGTTGCACCATAACTTCCAGCAGCTGTAACAGCATATACTTCTGTACCAATACCGGGGCAGTGACCTGACCCATCTCCCTCGTCATAACTGTTACCTGTAATCTTAATTTTAGTAGCTCGCTTTACAGTAGTGAGGCTAGAAGAAGCAGAGCTGTCATATATATTAATACCGTATTGACGTCCATTTTCTGTTCGTAGTAGTTCGACCATAGCACAATGAGCTTCTGGTCTGTCGTCCGTAGTTCCTGTAGTACCTATTAAAGTATTAGAGTTAGAACTATCACGACTGCTAACAAAGGTAGTGTCGTTGATAGTAAGGAACTGTAAATTTTCTGGTTCACTTGTTGCAAGATAATTTTGTATAGCAGTCTGCCCACCTGTACCATAGGCTGTAGTCATCTGTGTACCATCGCTACAACGCCACACCCTGACTTGACCATCGGCTGCTACCTGACCTACGTATGATCCTTCTGTTTCATCACGATAATAATGAAACCAAGAACCACCACTCTGCACATTAGCCAGAGGAGCAGTTCCTATGCGTTTACTTCCCGGTCTTTTATATAGTCCAAGTGTTACATCAGGTATTGCATTAACAATATCTCTAACTTGTCCTTGAAATTTTAAGTGATCGGGTTGTTCTGAAATCCCCGAAATAAAGCTAGGGATAGTTTGTGTAATGCCTGCCATTATCTTCTAAGGTTTCTCCATGGTTGATATGTTTGGTATGAAGTTTCATCTTCAAATCCCATCATGCTATGATTACCCTGATTACATTCGTACTCCATAAGACTTGCACGACTGAGTGCTTCTTGTGAGCCTAGTAGCTGTACAAGCTGTGGGTTAGCTACAAGTTGAGTAGCTGCCATTCTTGATGCTCTGTAAGTTATGTATCTTTTAAATACAGGAGGCAGATCTTCATAGTTATAAATTCTAATAACATCTAACTCGATGGTTGTACCCATGTCAGTAAATGTATCGGTGTGTGTAATTTTATCATATAGATAACCACCACGTCTGACAAAGTTATAATGTCTTCTGCTCCAGTTATCTGGTAAATCTATTTTAACTATGTCATCTGATATAGCTATCTTATTATTAGTATCTTTACTAAATGTTACATGACGTTCTCTGTTAAAGTGCCAGCCTTCTGACTGTGTGTCAACATTAGCATCACGTAGTAAGTTATATATAAATTGTATTTCTGGGTTAGCGTTTGCTATAACTCCAGTGGACGGATCTTTTAATTGTGTTATAGGTGCTTGTCCGATAGCTCCCAGTATTGAGTTAACTGCGGATAGTTCGGTATCGGTTTCAATAGTTGTGGTAGCCATAAGAAAAAAAGGGAGCCGAAGCCCCCGTATAAAAATAAATTACTCGAACGTTGTTGTAGAGTTAGATACCGCAGCTCCAGCGATAAGCTCAACAGCAGCAGCTGGATTCAATGAATCAGCTCCCATTGCAAGTCTACCTAGAATTACGTCACCTTGGTAAACCACGGATATGTCTCCGCTTGTTACCTGTACTTGTGGTCCGATTGCTTCAACACAGCCAGCAGCTTCCTTCTGGAAGATAAGTCCACAGCTGTTATTAAAGTTGTCAAGGTTTCCGTATGTGTTAACGGTCTTAACAGCTCCTGTTCCAGCTCTTTCGTCTGCTATAGCTTCTCCAACGAAGTCACCTGTGTTTGTAGGTGCAGCTACGCCGGGGTTTGTTGCACCAGCAGAACCACCTAGATTAGTACCAAACTTGCCAAAGAAAGGAATGTTCATTGACTTGTAGATTCTAATGCCTGCGATTTCGATAATGCCATTACCTGACTGTAATGCGTCACCTTGCTCATCTCTGTTGATTAGATAAGCACCTGAACCTGATCCACCTACAGCCTGAATTAGCTCGTAGTATTGTCTTGGGTTCAATACAGCAACTCTACCTTCGCCAGAAACACCTTTCTCATCTAGTGCAGCAGCTGCATCGTAGAAAGCGTTTACAAGGAATGTAGCGTTGTATGCGTCAGATGCTTGGTTGTTTGTACCAACTCTGATCTGTGTTCCACCGGGCTCAACAAAGTTAGACTTTGTGATAGGGCTAGCTTGTCTAGCTGCCTTGGTGATTGCTCTGAAAATCTTTCTGTCATACTTCTCAGCAAGAGCATATCCGATCTTCTTGGATATTTCACCACGTAGGTCGTAGTGTGCTAGTGTTTCATCTAGCTCATAAACGAACGCAGAACTAATTAATAGGTCATCGCAAGTTATGGTTTT